ATATGGAACTTGTGGACCCACCTACTATGAGGGTTCACCCGACTGCGTTCACCATGCGTATCTGCGCGGATACACTGATGCGTTAGACGCAGCCCGTGAAGCGGTGGCTGCCGTTGAGAGTGACCCAGGCGCGGAGATCGACTACGACCGTGACTACAGGGCCGACGCAAGTGGAGGCACGCGGAATCCGCGTATGTGGATGAGGGACGCCCTCGCCGCTATCGACTCCCTAAGAAGCGATTGCCACGGAAACCGTACCAATGAATGCGCACACGAAAACACATGGTTTGACCGCAGCCTGTGCTACTGCGAACCAAACGGAACCATGCACACCATCTGCAACGACTGCGGCAAAAAGCACCTACGCGACAACCAATGGGGTGACTGCGAGTGACCCACGACCAACTATGCCCAACCCACAACTGCACACACACCAACTGCACCAAATGCTGCCAATGCGAACTCATCAAACAAGTCAGAGCCAGCGAACACGTCGGATACGAACACGCATGGCAACGCGGCTACGACACCGCATTACGCGAACCCCGCGCATAACAACGCCTTGCGTTACACCATTTCAGCCGCTACTGTATGAAAACCTAGATTCACTATGCCCCGCCAACGCGCGGGGCATTCGCATAACCACGGGCGTGAACAGGACAGCCCACACTCAACCCAACAAACGGAAAGTGCTGGAACGCGGGTTCAACTCCCGCCACGTCCACAAAGGACACCAATGCCCACACTCAACGTCAACGACATAGACGAAGCCCTACGGCACCTATCCCTCGTAGACGAAACCGAACGAGGCGACGGCTGGCACGCATACCTCGACGCACTACTCGAGAAACGCAACCAACTGGAGAAAAAATGACCCGCGAAAAAATCAGGGACATCATCGCCACCAGCGTCGGTGACCCCAGCAGCGGACCCGTCGCGGAAGTCATAGACACCATCACCGACGCCCTCGACGCAGCCCTCAACCCCAAACCCGACACCAAACCCAAGACCAAGGCCACACCCGAGGACTAACCCAATGGGCAAGCCATACGCGAGCATGACCCAACACGAGAAAGACAACCGAGTCAGCTCAACATGGCGCAAGATCCGCAGCCAGATCCTCCAAGCCAGCGACATCTGCTGGATGTGCGGACGACCAGGCGCAGACACCATTGACCACCTCATACCGTTAGGCAAAGGCGGCAACAACCAACTCAGCAACCTGCGGCCCGCACACGGCAAACGCCAACCATGGGGCTGCCCAGGCAACTACGCCCGCCAAGACCGACACGTGGAAGTCAACAAGACAACACGCGACTGGTGAAAAAATAATTTTGCGAAAAAAAATTTCGTGATGACGCGTGAAGGCGTATCAAATTTTTTCGTAGGCGTCTGACAATTACCCCGGTCCCCGTAATCCTTCTCTGCCCACGGTGAATTTCGTGAACAAAAAACGGATTTGAGACACGTGGACAAGGTAACACAGCAACATTGGCAACATGAGTCAAAACGCTTTTGTTATCAACGGAATTTGGCTCTGTCAGAATAGCCGTTACACGTTGCGGTTCGGTAGAATTTGGTCATGACCTGCGCGCATTGTGGTTGCCGTTTCGCGGCTCGAGCTGATGCGCGGTTTTGTTCTGGTCGGTGTCGTGTTGCTGCGCATCGTTCGCGTCGGGTTCCTCGTGCGTTGACTGATCGTCCGCGTTGGGTTCGGCATCGGAATAAGGTTCCGTTGCGGCCTGATGGTGTGGCTGCGTCAAGTACTGATCCTGGTTCGTGGTCGTCGTTCGCTGAGGTTGCTGCGTGTGATCTTGGTGACGGGTTTGGTTTCGTGCTGAATGGTGACGGGATCGCGGCGATTGACTTGGACGGTTGCCTGACTGGTGGGGTGGTTGAGCCGTGGGCTCAGGCCATTCTTGATTTGTGTGGTGGCACGTATGTTGAGGTGTCGCCGTCGGGTCGGGGTTTGCACGTGTTTGGTTTCGCGTCGGTTGGGCGTGGTCGCAGGCTTGGTCCGGTTGAGGTGTATGACCGGGGCCGGTATATGACGGTGACGGGGCAGCGGTTTGGTTCTGCGCCGTGTCGCTTGGGTGACATTTCTGGTGTTGTTGAGTCTTTGATTTCGTGAGGTGGGGTGGTCGTTGGTGGCTGCTCCCCGTAAGTCTGTGCCGCGGAAGCGTGCTGCGCGTGTTGTGAAGTCGAAGTCGTTGCCTGAGGTGGTTGCTGAGGGTGACCGTACTGCGTCGTTGTTGGCGTTGCGTGATGAGCTTGCTCGGCGGCTTGTGTCGGCTGAGCGTGAGGTTCCTGCGATTGCTCGCCAGTTGGTGATGGTGTTGCGGGAGCTGGATGAACTCCAACCCCCTGCATCGGAGTCGAAGTTAGATGATCTCGCAAGTAAGCGTGCGGCAAGGATCGCAGCGGCCCAGGGTTCTTAGTGTCCCGGATTCGGTGTCGTCGGCTGGTGTTGAGGCTGTTGAGTTGGCGGCGTCGGCTGGTTTGATGCTTGATGATTGGCAGCAGTTCGCGTTGACGCAGATGCTGGGTGAGCGTGCTGACGGGATGTGGGCCGCGTTTGAGTGCGCTTTGATTGTGCCTCGCCAGAACGGGAAGGGTTCGATCCTTGAGGCGCGTGAGCTCGCGGGCTTGTTCCTGTTTGATGAGCAACTGATTCTGCATTCTGCGCATGAGTTCAAGACTGCAGCTGAGGCGTTTCGTCGGGTGTTGTCGCTGGTGGAGAACACGGACGATTTGCGGAAGCGGGTGCGGAAGGTTCGCACGTCGCATGGTGATGAGGGCATTGAGTTGCTGACGGGGCAGCGGTTGCGGTTTGTGGCCCGGTCTACGGGTTCGGGTCGTGGCTTCTCTGGTGACTGTGTGATCTTGGATGAGGCGTATGCGCTTGGTGAGGCTGCGCTTGGTGCGTTGCTGCCGACGCTTTCGGCGCGACCGAACCCGCAACTGATCTACACCTCAAGCGCGGGGCACACGAATTCGGACGTGTTGCGGTCGGTTCGTGACCGTGGCGTCAAGGGTGACGACAAGCATTTGGCGTATTTGGAATGGTCCGCTGACCCGACACTGGACATGGATGACCGTGAGGGTTGGTTTGAGGCGAACCCTGGCATGGGAATTCGCATCAGCGAGGACCATGTGGAGCGTGAGTTCGCTGCTTTGACTGAGGGCGAGTTCAAGCGTGAGCGTCTTGGGATTTGGGATGAGGCGGCTGGCGCGGACGGCGCGATGGTGTTGGACGCGTGGCTTGGTTGCTTTGACGCAGCCTCGAGGCCGCTTGACCCGGTGGCGTTCGCGGTGGACGTGTCCCCTGAGGGTTCATCTGCGATCTGTTCGGCGGGTGCCCGCAGTGACGGGTTGCTGCACGTGGAGATCGTTGAGCATCGCCCTGGTACTGCTTGGGTTGCTTCCAGGTTGACGGATCTGGTGCGGCGTTGGTCGCCGTCGGTGATCGTGTTGGATGCGGGTTCACCGGCTGGCGCGTTGTTACCTGAGCTTGATCGGGTCGGGGTTCAGGTGACGAAAGTTGCGGGCCGTGAGGTTGCGCAGGCTGCGGTCGCGTTCGCGTCGCACGTGAATCAGGGGCAGTTGCGTCACACTGATCAGCCTGCGTTGAACGCTGCGGTTGCCGCGGCGAAGCGACGCATGGTGGGTGACTTGTGGGCGTTTGGTCGCCGCGGGTCGTTTGTGGACATCAGCCCGCTGGTCGCTGCGAGTCTCGCGGCGTGGGGTCACGAACTGAACGTTGGGCGTGAACCTCAAATCATTGACATTTGGAGCATGGAGGACGACGAATGAGACACGTTTTGGCGCGTGTGTTCTCACGTGATTCGTTGACCACGTTCTGTGAAATCGTTGGTGGCATCGCTGTTTCGGCTGGTGCTTTCGTCTTGTTCGGTGCTGGTGTGGCCCTGCTGGTCGCTGGTGCCTTGCTTATTGCCGGGGGTTTCCTGGCTAGTGGTGGTGCTGAATGAGTTTGATTCGTCGCGGCATTGAGTCGCGTGCCGCCGTCAACACGTTCACGCAGACGTATAACCCGTTGAACACGCTGTATGGGCAGACGGGTTTGTTGTCGAGCGCGGGGGAACGCGTTGACGAGGTGACCGCGTTGGGTGTCGCGTCGGTGCTTTCGTGCGTGTCGCTGCTTGCGGATTCGGTGGCAACGATGCCGCTGCGGGCGTCCAAGATCGTGAATGGTGAGCGTCAAGCTATCGCGTTGCCGATCGTGTTGGCTGACCCTGACCCGTCGGTGACGACACGGTTTGAGTTGGTGCATTCCACAATGGCGTCGCTGGCGTTGCATGGCAACGCGTATTTGTTGATTGCGCGGGACAGCATGGGGCAGCCTGTGGGGTTGACGCCGCTGCACCCGTATCAAATGAACGTGTTGGCGAACAAGAACGGGACGGGCCGCAAGTATCTGCACCTTGGGCATGAGATCCCGAATGAGGATCTGCTGCACATTCGCTGGTTCACGCCACCGCAAAGCCTTGTGGGTATTTCACCGTTGCTGCAGCAGCGCACCATCATTGGGCTTGCAATCGCCACCGACCGTTATTTGTCGCAATGGTACGGCGAGGGTGCGACACCTTCCGGTGTCCTTGAGACTGACAAACCGTTGACCAGCGAAGCGGCCCGGAACCTGCGTGAATCATGGGAGGCGTCGCAGCGTCGGCACCGTCGCCCCGCCGTTTTGTCGGACGGCATCAAGTGGCGGCAGGTGCAAACGTCCGCGGTGGACATGGAGTTCAACACGACCCGCGACGCAATCATCACGGAAGTCGGTCGAATCTTCCGTATCCCCGCGCATTTGTTGAACGTCAAAGGTGACGGGCAAACGTACTCAAACGTTGAACAAGCCTCGTTGAACTATTTGACTTACACGCTGCAGCCGTGGCTGACGCGCCTTGAGATCGCATTCTCAACGCTGCTACCACCGGACGTTGACGTGCATTTTGATTCCTCAAGCCTGCTGCGTCTGGACGCGTTGACGCGGGTTCGGGTGGATCAGGTGGCGATCATGTCCGGCACACGGACCCCGAATGAAGCTCGTGCAGCGGTCGGGGACCAGCCGTATGAGGGTGGCGACAAGTTCGTGCAAGTGCTACCAGGTGCGCCGATCAACCCCGGCGAGATCAGTGGCGGCATAGATGCGACCACACCAGAGCCACGAGAGTCATTCAACGACCTCGCGGACGCCGCAGCGCAACTCGTGGGTGCAGGGTTCGACCCGTCGGATGCGCTCGAGGCGGTCGGGTTGCCGCAGCTGCGCACAACCCCGAAACCAGAACCTGCACCTGAACCAGACCCGAATGAACTCATTGACGGGATCACGTCACGTATCGGTGACGCTATCCGTTCCATCCCTGCCCCGATTGTGAACGTGACCGTTCCCACGCCTGAGCCCCGCGCAAAGCGGATCAGTCGTGACAGTGACGGCAACATCACTGCGATTGTTGAGGAATAACACATGGCTGGACTTGTTGCCGCTGGCAAGAATCTGATGCTCTCCGGGTTCACCGGGACCGCAACCTACGTGTCACTGCACACCGACGACCCGTCAACGAACGGGGCGAACGAGGTCACGGGTGGCACGTATGCACGCCAGTCCGCTGCGTGGGGTTCCCCATCCAACGGGGCCGTGTCCAACGCAAGCAACATTGTGTTGAACGTTCCCGCGTCAACGACCATCAAGTTCATTGGCTACTGGTCGGCATCAAGTGGCGGCACGTTCTACGGCAGCCGCGCACTTGACACGAACCAAACGTTTGCGACGGCTGGCACGTACACGGTCAGCAGCGGGAACCTTTCTGAGTCTGTGAGCTAGTCGTGGCAGCCGTTGGGCTGTTCACCCTTGACAGCGCAACCAAGGGCCTGCTCGGCACAAACGTGCTGGGTGGCACAGGCACCGGGTTCGTTGACGGCACGACAACTTCTAGTGGCACGGTGCTTGGCGCGAAAGGCGCACAAGGAACCAGCACGGGAAGCAGCACCGCGACGGGCACCGTCACGGGCAGCAAAGGCGCGGCAGGTTCCATCTCTGGCACGGTCACTAGCACGGGCACGGTCACGGGTGTCGCCGCAAAGAACGGTGCCGCAACCGGAACCACGACGTCGGCGGGCACCGCGACGGGTTCACCGCAACTGTTCGGCACCGTCACCACCACAACCACGAGCGCGGGTTCCGCGACAGGTATTGAAGGTGATGAAGGCAGCATCGTTGGTGCCAGCGTCACCACGGGCACCGCAACCGGATCACCAAGCCTCAACGGCACGGTCGAGGGTGCAGCCACCACCACGGGAACCACACAAGGCGCAGCCGGGTTTGTGGGTTCCGCGACGGGCAGCAGCAGCCAAGACGGCACCACGACAGGCACCGTCGGATTCACGGGCAGCGCAGGCGGCAACACCGAAAGCACCGGAACCGTCACCGGGGTTGAAGGTGACCAAGGTGTCATTACCGGAACCACCACCAGTACAGGAACCTGTACAGGTAGCCCCGACATTGCGGGCAGCATCACCGCAACCACGACCACGACTGGAACCTGCACGGGCACCGGGGGCGAAAACCCCAAACCCGTACACGAGGCAACAGGCCGCGCATACGCAATGCGGTTCTACCCGCCACCCGCACGACACGCAGGCGGCGCAACAGGACGCACCCGCACCCGCGGCAGCATCACGGGTGCCTGCGGGTATCGCGGCGCGATACACGCCACCACGACGCACACGTCACACCTAGACGGGGTGCGTTGGCCCAGTGACGAACTACTCACGCAATGGGCCGAACAAAACCGCCAACGCGCAAAGCGCAGGCGCGACGACGAACTAATCATTCTCGAGGTCATATGACAGACACGTTCAGGCCACCCAAGGCGGTACGCGCCGAAACCCCTGACCTCCCTGCAACTTTGACAGTCGCTGACGTGCTTGAGCTCAGTGAGCGCGACGGTGAAACAGGCGCGTGGGCGCAGCGGATCACCGCTGACTTACAAGCACGGGCCGCGCAGATTATGGAGACACGCATGGAAACGCTGGTGCAGAAGCGGGCTGAGGGCCAAGACATTGCACTTTCGGACGCACTCGCCTTCCTGCTCGGGGAAGTGTTTGAGTTCTACGCCCGCGCACACGAGGCACACTGGAACGTCACGGGTTCGGACTTCAGCGAATACCACGCACTGTTCGGTGAGATTTACGAGGACGCCCACGGCAGCATTGACCCGCTTGCGGAGAACCTGCGCAAGATCGGTTCACTCACACCCGCGCTTGCGGTGATGCCGTGCGAGTCCCGCGAAACCGACCCGACCGCGCTGGCTATGCAGCTGCTTGAGGAATCCACGGAACTCGTTGACGAATTCCGTGTCGCGTTTGATATCGCTACGGCGGTCGGGCAGCAAGGCATTGCGAACTTCCTGGCTGAGCGTCAAGACGCGCACGCCAAATGGGCGTGGCAGTTGCGTGCATCATTGGGGATCGCTGAGATCGGCACCTCGCCTGCGGTTGACGTGATCGCGGAAACCGACATGGCTGAGGACGCGATGGAAACGAACTCTGCTGACCCGGACGTTGAGGAACGCCGCAGCTTGATTGAAGCGTGTGAGAAGCGTGACTACACCGCTGAGGTTCGTGCGGTGCGTGCCGAAGATGGTGGGATGCGCCTGCGTGGCTACGCCGCGATGTGGGACCGGGAAGCGGACGGGCTACCGTTCCGTGAGGTCATCAAGCCTGGTGCTTTCAAGCGTTCTCTCGCGCAAGGCGATGACGTGTTTCTGCTGATCAACCATGACACGGACCAGTTGCCGCTTGCTCGCCGTTCCGCTGGCACTTTGGATCTGGTTGAGGATCACACGGGCCTGCTGATTGACGCTGAACTTGACCCGAAGAACCCGCGTGCGATGGAACTGGCTTCCGCGCTTGAGCGTGGTGACGTGGACAAGATGTCGTTTGCGTTCACTGTCGCCCCTGAGGGTTCGGTGCGGAACGACGACGGGGTGCGCGAGCTGCGTGACCTCACCCTTTATGAAGTGTCCGTTGTGACGTGGCCCGCGTATTCCGCGACCACCGTTGGGATGCGTGACGCGCAAGACGATGACCTTGAGTTGCGTCGCCGTTACCTCGCAGCGAAGCAGCGGCACTTCAACATTTAGACCAACTCACCCACGCGTGAGTTTCCCCCGGCGCATTCGCCCCGGCGGCTTTTCCAAAATCCATTTCAAGGAGTACACCTATGAGCAAGATGCTCGATGGGCTCCGCGAGCAGCGTGCAGCGAAAGCTGCTGAGGCCGCGGAACTTCTCAATGGTGATGTGACTGCTGAGTCGGTTGCCGCTGTTGAGGAACGCCACGCAGAAATTGAAACCCTTGACGCGCAGATCGCAACGGTTGAGGCAGCGGAAGCACGCAGTGCTGTTGTTGCTGAGGCCCGCGCTGAGGCTGGCGTGAAGATGACTGGCACGGCACAGGTTGTGTCGGAGCCGATGACCTACGCGGAGCATGGCGAGCGTTCGTTCGTTCGTGACATGATCAACGCGCAGGTTCGCAACGACCGTGGTGCATGGGACGCGCTTTACCGTCACATGGATGAGGTTGCTGTTGAGTCCCGCGACATCTCGCGTGTTGACGGCGCGGGTGGAGAGTTCGTTCCACCATTGTGGTTGACCGACCTCTACTCAAAGACCTTGCGTCCGGGCCGCACCACCGCTGACCTGCTCACCAAGCTTGCGCTGCCTGTCGGCACCGACTCGGTGAACATCCCGCGCATCACGACTGGTTCCGATGTTGCTGCGCAGACTGCAGACAACGCCGCGACCACGACGCAGGACATGGTGACCACCTCGGTCAACGCACCTGTGCGCACGATCTCGGGCTACGAGAACGTGTCCATTCAGCTCGTTGAGCAGTCCCCGCTTGCGGGTGGCCTTGACCGCATGATCTTCACCGATCTCATGGCGGCCTACGACTACCGCCTCAACGGTCAGGTCATCGCGGGTGTGGGTACGGCTGGCGAAATGATTGGCCTGCTCAACACTTCCGGTATCGGAACGGTCACCTACACGTCGGGCACCCCGACCGCTGCGGGTTACCAGGACGCATTCTCCAAGGCTCTGAGCAACATCGCCAAGGCACGTTACGACGGTGCGGAAGCCTTTGTGCTTGCGCCGTCAATCTGGTACGGCTTGGTTGGTTTGTCGGACACGGCGGGTCGCCCGATTGTGGTTCCGTCTGCCAGTGGGCCGTTCAACGCGGTTGGTGTGAACAACGCACCAGGCGCAGCGCAGGGCGCGGTTGGCACCATCCTCGGTGTGCCTGCGTTCCTTGACGCGGCGATCCCGCTGACCTCAAGCGCGTACCCCGTGATTGCTGCGAAGTTCAGCGACTCGGTGCTGATGGAAGGTGGCGTCAAGACTCGGGTGCTTCCCGACGTGTTGAGCGCAAACCTCACCGTGCGCTTCCAGGTGTACGGCTACTGCGCGGTGGCGGCTCGCTACCCGTCGTCCATCGCCAAGCTCGTTGGCACTGGCTTCAACCCGATCTCGGGCTACTAAGCCAACAACTCTGATGGTGAGGGCCGGGGCAACCCGGTCCTCACCACAGGGGAGCCCATATGAATGAGGCATACGTGCAAGCCCTGCGTGAAGAACTCGCACGGGCCAAAGATCCACAACACATCGCGGACGTGAAAGCCGAAATTGAGCGAGTAACAGGCGCGAAGAAAAACAACAGGCGCAAGGTTCCCGCAGCGGAAACGCGCTAACCCAAAGACTGCGGTAGGCACGGATGCAGGGCCGTGCCTACCGCTACCCCTGCAACCAAAGGAAACCCTGTGCAACCCATCGCTGCCGTGTGGCATTCCAACGCAATCTGGGCTCAAACTGGATACGGAACACAGACCCATCAAGTTGTGACCCGCATGGTGGGCGATGGGCACAAGATCGCTGTTGCCGCGAACTACGGCATTGAAGCGACGATGACTGAGTGGGATGGGGTTCCGCATTTCCCACGCGGCTACGACCCGTACAACAACGACATCGTTGGCCCCTATTTTGACGACTGGACAAGCCAGCACCCCGACCACCGTCATCTGCAGTTCACGCTGTTTGACGTGTGGGT